AACACGGAATTGCCAGAAAGCCGGTACCTTTCCCAACAAAAACAGTGAAAGTGATAATCACTAATAAATTGCTCTTCAACAAGTTTACGAGTGATATTTGACAGGGTCACTCCCGCTGTTTTTGCATTCCAGGAAATATCGACTTCCATGAATCGCTTGCCACCGACCAGCGGCAGCAAACTAAACTCGTGTTTAAACCTCTCCAGGAACATGTTCCTGATAGTTGGGTAGAAACGGAATTCATAGGCGTAACCAATGGCCTTGCCAGCCATGTAAGCGTTATCAGAAACCGCTTGGTTATTGTTCGCACGCATGTTAAACCTGCCGAGGGCCTTCCCAAGAATGGGGACTGTGAGGTGCCGGTCCCCGGCAGACGGAACAAAAAACTTGCTAAGGAAAGTAGCTTCCCAAAGCCCGTTATGTCGCAACACCTTGGCCTCCATCATAGCCTCAGCTGCAATGGAGGAGTATGTCTTGACTGCGTACTTACAAACACCGCGAACGACGGCAAGCATGTCATCACCCAGAATCATTGCCCGACAGGAACTGATTTTTGCGACCTTCAAAAAGGTCCAAAGAATGCAACCATTCCAAAACGTATTTCGAAATGTTGTGTCAGTGGCGCCAGTTGGAAGCTGGTTTTCAAGAGTTGCTGAGATACCATGTTTACTTGACTTAACTGTGAATTTATTCGTCTTCAAATGAAGGCGAATAAACCACTCAGGGCATCCCAACACACGCATGAAAGCCACTTCCAATAGCATGACGTCACTGCATTGGAACTTGTCGTTGGACGAAAAATCAGCTTCGAGCCAATATTCATCATCTTCCCGCTTTTCCAAATGACTAGTATAGTCCAAAGGTGTCTTCTTGTAACTTGTCCTAAATCTATATGGTCCCCTCATGCCATCAAGGCAATAGTCAAACCTGCGCATGAGCTCATTAAAAATGGGCCCAGAAATTGCATTGTACAGATCTGTTCCTTTAAAGATAACACGAGGTGCCCAATTAGGTTTATGTGTCACCAAAAGAGCTTCAACTTTCACAAAAATATCCTTACGTGAGTAGTCCTTGATGTTGGCCTGGCACAACCGGTGTAACGAGGCCTCCATTCTCTCCTGTTTTTCGGAACCAAACTTGGAGAGCCACTCACGATAAAGTTTTTCGCTCCAGTCAAAGCCTTCTAGCTGGGTAGGACAAAGTTGCTTGATGAAACCAAGACTATTAGATATGATCTTAGGAGTGGCTCGACCGGCGTTGTAATAATTACAACGTTTGCGGAATGCAGCCACTGTATTGTACCATCCATTATCAGGAACCACGGGATGAAGGTTCCTGAGGAGTG